CCTCGTTACCGGCGAAGATCGCGGCCACGTCATCCTCGGTCACGCCAGACGGCTGCACGATCTGCGCGGCGATCTGCGCCAACGCCTGCCGGCGGGTGTGCGCGACCTTCTCCTCATCGGACAGGCCCTTGCGCTGCGGGTTGACACCCTTGGCCTTGAGGTCGCGGTTGAACTGCTTGATCCAGTCCGACGAGCGCCCCTCGAGGACGTACACGTCCTTGTGGTTGAACGCTTCCCACGTCTCGACCCACTCGTCCGCGAGCGCCTCGGGCACGTCATCGTCGGTCGGGTAGGAGTCGATCTGCTCGGCGAGCTCCTGCACCCGCTCGAGCAGGTGGGCGCCGGGCTGGATGCTGACCCTGATCTTGGTGGCGCGGACCCCGGCGGCGGCGGCGTGGACGTCGAAGTCCTCCGGTGCCGTCTCGGGGGCGTCGACCAACTCCAGGTCGTCGTCGCGCTCGGGCTTGGTCACAGCCTCGGCGATGCTTTCCTCGCTCATGTTCTTTCTCCACGGTTCTCCACGGGGTTCCACAGGGTTGAAGCCTCCCGACCCGGACCCCGTGGAAAGCCGGGCCGGGAGGCGGTCAAAGGGTCAGGCGCCGGCCGCGATCTTCCGCTGCGTCCACATGTCCTGCGGCAGCAGCGGCACCACATCCTTGATGTACCCGCCGCGGTCCTGCGGGTCCTGCGGCTCGTCCGTCACGACCTCGAACAGCGAGTACGGGGGGTCCGCGGCGAAGTCCTCCGTGTAGAGCGGCCCCTTGGACTTGAGAATCCAGCCACGGGTGCCCTTGCGGACCACGGCGTTGAACACCACGTCGCCGTCAGCGACCGGCAGACCCGTGGCCGGGTCGACATCACGGAACACCGCCAGGCGCCCCTCGAAGTTGCCGTTCGTCGGCGCCTGCGCGTTCGTCGCCTCGCAGATCGCGCGCTCGTTGATCGTGTCCGACGCGGTCGGCGACAGGCGGCTGTCAGACGAAAGCAGGTCGCACTCCATGCGGATACCCGCGTTGGCCTCAGCCGCGGTCACAGCCTCGGGGTTGGCGGGCTTCGTCTCCAGCCAAACCCACCGCTCCCTCTTGTCAGCGATCGTCCTGGGCATGTCAGTTCTCCTTCTCGGTGTCATGCCCGGCGGGGGCATCGGTGGTCCTCGACAGGTTCGACGAGGAGGCGGGGGGAGCCGTCTTGCGCCAGTACTTCCGCAGGCGCGGGTGGGTCAGACGGTTCGCGGGAACACGGTGACGCTCGCCGTTGTCACGACGAAACGCCCACACAAAGTCATCGGGGGAGTCAGCCATCGGATCCTCCTTGGATCGGGGATGAATGAAGCCGGTACGAATCGACCCCGAAACCGGGGTGACGGTTGCTGTTCGGGAGGCGGAGGTCCATGTCGACGTCCGGCTCGACCTCGGCACGGGCACGCTTCACCTGCACCGACCGGCCCGCCATCGGCACGACCGTCCACGAACCCCGCGGCGACAACAGGCCACGGACCCGCTCGAGCACCACGCCGGCGCCCTCAGCAGTGGTCGCCGTCGCCGTGACACGAACCTCCGTGCCGAGCTCGTCATGCTCGTCTGACACGGGCACCTCGTCCGGGTTGTCCCACGCGCCACGCAGGACGAGATACGGAACCGCCGGCACCACCTCGACCCCGTCCGCAGCGACCGAACCCGTGGCGCGGTACAGGTGCACCGGGTAACCCAACTGGCCGAGGTGCTCAGCCAGGGCGCGCAGGTGCGCCCTCACGAACGGAACACCGCCTTAGCCGCAGCGTCAGCCAGGGCGTCAGCAAGCCGCGGCGCCTCAGCGTCGAGATACTTCGACGGGTCACCCAACGTGCCACCGCCACCATTCGCACCACCGAAGTGCGCGATACCAGCAAGGCGGGCCGCCCGGAAACGGCGGTTGGGGCCGATCTCCGCCTCGTAGACCGAGCCGAACCACACGTTCTCGTCGTAGGAGATCGTGGGGCCGAGACGGAAGTGCCGCGAGTAAGCGGCGTCCATCGACCAGTCACGCTTGATGTTCTGGGCAGCCTTGCGGCCGATGCGGTCACGGTCACGCGAGATCCGGGCGTCCGCGTCGGCGAACTCACGGGCCAGCGCGTCCAGCTCGGAAGCGTCCATGTCCATGCCGGTCACGACCACACACCCCCCGTGATCTCGTCCACCACGAGCCGCTGCGCCGTCGAATCCGTCGCGTCATGCTCACCAGCAATCCGAACCGTTTTAACCGGCTTACCCTCCGTCACACGACGGGCACGGTCACCCGTCTGCACCGGCCCATGCCAGTGCGCCACCGTGCCCTCAGCGACAAGCGGCGCCATGATCTCCGGCGCCGGGATGTGCCAGTCCGTCCGCTGGATCGTGATCGTGCCCGCACCCACGTCTGGGTTCTGCTCGTAGGGCCGGTAGGTTCGGATACGACCAGGCCCGTCATAGACTGGGGCGTAGGCCGTCTGCTCACGGCCCTCGTCGTCGACCTCACTACCCAACGGGCGGTCGATGACGAACCGCTCAGACATCCGCGAGACAGCCGCCTCTTGCAGTTCGACCAGGGCGTCGGCGAGCTCGTGCCCGAGGTCCATCAGTAGCCCCACCAGTCAGGCGCCGGCGACAGCACGCCACCCTCGTAGAGCGGGTACTCATAGCGGGTCAGGTTCGCCCCGCACGAGCATGTGTCGCCGCCCATGTAGATGTCGCACCACGGGATGTGCCCACCGCGACTGCGAGGCGCCGTATCGATCGAGTACGCGCTGCCACCGTCGGGCACGAGCCCCAGCAGCACCCACCACTCGTCGAGGATGTTCACGCGGCCAGCGGACGACTTGTAGATCTTCGTCACGCCGCCGTCGTCCACGTTTTTCGTGACCTGCGTGGCGTCGTCCGGGCGGCGAACTTGCGCCACCACGGCCTCACGCACGACGTAGTCGACCTTCGCCTCGTCGAGAACCTTCTCCGGGTCGACCTGTACCCGGCGCGTCTCGATCAGCATCTCCGCGTCGGTGATCCACATCGCCCACTGCGCGTGAGTGGTCGACGTGGACTCAGGGGCGGTGCGCCCGAGCGCCACCGCAACGTCAGTCGGTGTCACAGCCATGACGCACCGCCCCCTCTATTCACTTCTCGTCGGACTTGTCAGCCGCGGCCCGCTTGCGCGTGCTCGTGGCCTTCGCCTTCTCGGCCGGCTCCCAGAAGTGCCGGCTCAGGTTCGTGGCCGTGTTGTCATCGACGTCCACGACCACGCCCGTGCGGACGCTACGGAAACGCGTCATGTCAGGCCACGGCGTCCCGGACGAGGGCGAACTTCGCCAGGTCACCGATCGCCATGTAGATGACGACCTCCGCACGCAGCGCGACCTCGTTGTAGCCCTTGAGGTCACGCGGCGAGCCGTCCGCCTCGAAGATGTTGTCCGGGTTGCCGTACTCGATCATCTCGAGGGGGATGTTCCGCTGGTAGCCCCACCGGACCTGGGTGTAGTCGCCGACGATGGCGCGGATGTTGGTGTCCGCGATCTCGGGGCGGCCGGACACGGTGGAGGAGTTGGCGACCCGCAGGCCGCGCCAGTTCTCCAGGGTGCCGAAACCCAGGGATGGGTAGCGCTCCTGACCGGCGAGGGCGGTGCCCTCCGGCCAGACCTCGGTCGCCAGCGCGTAGTTGTACGCCGCGTCGAACGCGATGCCGTTCGGCATGGCGGTGCCGGTCGAGGCGATGAGGCCGACGGCCTCGTTGAGCTCGTTCGTGGGCGCACCCGCGGACTCGACGACCTTGGTCGCCTGCGACAGGTACTTCGTGGCCTTGGCGGACACGGAGCCGGTCAGCGGGTTAATGCCGTGGAACGCGAACAGGTCGACGAAGCGGCCCATGCCAGCGCCGATCGCGGGGGCGACGAGGTCGTCGAGGATGCCCAGCTGGTAGTCCTCGTCGGCCCACTTGAACTCGTCCGTGGTGCGGACGGTGATCTGCGCCTTGACGGGCTCAGCCTGCCACGGCACCAGGGAGAAGGGGTCTTGCCCCTCCTTGCGTCCACCCTCACCGACGATCTGTGCACGGGGCACGCCGGAGAACGTGGCGCCCTTGACAGGGCCGAACAGGGTCGGGCG